CGAGTTTTGTCCCCCGTTATAAGCAGGCGAGTTTTGTCCCCCGTTATAAGCAGGCGAGTTTTGTCCCCCGTTATAAGAAGGCGAGTTTTGTCCCCCGTTATAAGAAGGCGAGTTTTGTCCCCCGTTATAAGAAGGTGAAGGTGGTGTATAACCCTGCGAAGACGCGCGTTTTTTAGTTTTTTTCTCTTTAGACAATTTTTTTTCTGTTCTTTTTTTTTTTACTCCGTTCTTTTTGTCTTTTTGAGACGATAATGAATTTACAATTTTTTTTAGTGCTTCTTTATCGATGTTCATTTTACAACTCGTCTTAACAAATTATTTTATTTATTTTAAACTAATTCATTTTCATATAATAACTCATTGTATCTTTAACGCTAGTTGTTTTAGTGTTATATTCGTTTTCTGGTTTTCCGTCTGTTACATGTTTGTTATCCACAAATTCGTTTTGTCTTATATTAAAATATGGATCATCAGAATAAAATTGATTTGTTTTCATTTCCTGGTTTTTTTGATTCGGGCAAAACGGTAAAATATAATTTTGACTTTGTTGGTTTGTTCTTTGATAGTTTGGAATATCGATAAACGTGTTATGTAAATATTGTAACAATAAAATACTGTCTAGAAGGTCACAATAAGCACGATGTTTTCCTGTCCCCTTCGGGCGATTATGCCACGTGGAGGGTGACCATTGTTTTGTTAATTCAATTATTGATGCGAGATCAACTGTTCTATAGTGAAACAAATTTGTCAACTTTGGCATATGTTTTCCAAGCATAACGAGGTCAAACTTTAAACTAGTTCCAAACAAAATTATCTTTCTGTTTAAATTAAGATGTGTTTGTAGAAATTGAATCAACAAAGACTCCGCCTTGCTTGTGTTTATTTCCGACTTTTCACATTCTTTTAAAAGACCATTCTTATTGTGTGTGTCCTTAGACCATTCTTCAATATAATCTTTTTTGTTGTAATTCAAACTTACGTTAATATGATGTTTTGGTATAAGTTGTTTATCTGTTAAGACAATAGAAACTTCAAGTATTTTTGCTTTATTTGTTTGTAGACCTGTAGCTTCAATGTCTATCCATACAAAATAATGGGGATACATCTTTATTTTAAAAATGATATAAATTTGCTATAGTTAACCGCAATTTACGAAATGTAATTATGAATTGAAGTTGGAATATATTGCCATTTGAGTGATGAATGTTCACATATTTCTTTCCACATTCTATCGTGTTCGTATAACTTATCGCTTGATTTTAATAGACTTAGTCGAGAAAGATATTTATCCATCCCAACTAACTCTAAAAATTTATACAGAATAAAAACATAACTCATCAGGTTTTGCCGATATTTTGGTCGCACTTCTTCGAAAGGTTCTTGTATCTTAAAAAACATGGATCGAAACAATTCTTCTGTTTCTGAATCAAAATCTGGCGATTTTTGACCTCCAATTAAATGACATATTTTGATACTGTTTTCGTACCAGTTATTTAGTTTGAGGTGTTTTAAATATTTACGAATGTCCAGTGATGTTATTTTTGACCTATCTTGAATTCTTCTTTTTTTTATTTCTTTGTTGACAGCGGTTATTACTTTTTCTGGAATATCTGTATTTTCCTTTCCTTGAAATTGAGACAATGTTTCAGCAAAATGGTTAATTCGAAGATAAGGAAATCGAGTTCGTATTGTATGAGTTTCAAATGTTTTAACCCCTGCAACTTTTCCTACAGGACCAGCAACAGCACAAACATTACAAACGTAAGCCGCTTCCGAATGGGGATTAAGAATTAAATCTTCCGATCCACAAAAATTACAACAAGTAGTTTTCTTTTTTCGAGGTTTCATTTTCATATCAATCATATAATCATTTATAACAGAATTTGTTGTGTTTTTGTTGGAGTGTAAAAATTTCATGATTCCTCCACAGTCTCGCTTGATTTCTTTTTTTCTTCGTTTACTACCTTTAGCAAGAGAAGTTGGAATTCTATCACGTAAATTTAAAGGCGTTGTTATTCTTTGATCATCACATTTACAACGAAACGGCACTTTGGTCAATAAACTTTCATTTTCATGTAATCTATCATCTTTTTGTAATTTCTCTTCCCAATCCTGTGTTTTCTTAGCTTCACATGCGTCTTCCAAATACAATTCGTCAATTTTACATTTTATGTCATTTTTCTCCTTTTCATCTGTTGACAACTCTAGTTGTTGTTTTAATGTTTGTATTTCGGATAGATATTTACGGTGATTTTTATCGTAAATATAAAGTAAATTGTTTGATTGTGTTGGTTCTGTTTTTCTCTTTTTCATATTTCGTGTTAAAAAATTATTTAATATTATTGATGACATTTTTTTTTTGTTATTATTAACTAAATAAGGTTAATTCAATTAAAAAAAAGTATTTATACAAAGTAAAACATGACGTTATTGTTAAAAAAATTTGATATGGGTCACATTAAGCGGGATAGAATTTGCCTATTTGTTGGTAAACGTGGATGCGGGAAAACAACGTTGCTAAAAGATTTGTTGTGGTATAATCATGACCTTCCAGTAGGTATGGTCATGAGTGGAACAGAGGAGAGTAATTCGTTTTATCAATCCTTTATTCCAAACAGCTGGATATATAGTGATTTTAACACAGCAGCATTTGATACGTTTATGGACACACAAAAAAAGGTAGCAAGACAATATAATGAAGGAAAATTTAAATTTGATCCTCACAGTTTTTTGCTTTTAGATGATTGTTTATATAATCCGAAGATCTTAAAAAGTACTTCGATGAAAAATTTATTTTATAACGGACGACATTACAATATTTTGACCTTAATAAGTGCTCAATATTGCATGTCAATGGCTCCAGATATGAGAAATCAAGTTGATTATTTATTTATTTTAAAAGATAACATTAGAGCTAATCGTAAACGTTTGTTTGAACATTATTTTGGTATGTTTAAATCATTAGCGGAATTCAATAAAGTAATGGATGCGGTAACAAGTGATTACGGAGCATTAGTATTAGACAACACTCAGCGTAGTACTGATATAGACAAATGTGTGTTTTGGTATCGGGCTGAACTACGACCAGACGACTGGGAATTGGGAACAAAATCTCTTTGGAAATATCATGACATTGCTTACAATAAAAATTACGAAGACACAGATGAAGACATTAAAACAAATTCAAAACCAGAGAAACAAATTGTAAAGATTGATTAATTGTTTTTTTCTTTCTTTACTTTTTTTTTTCTCTTTCTTTTTTCTTCTGTGATTTTTTTTCTATAACGATCCAGAAGCTCTTTTTTATGTTCCAGTAAAACACTCTTTTGTGTTTGAAGTCTATCCGTAAATTCCTTTTTATTTTTTTCTTCATCCTTACGGAATCGTGACATCATTTGGTCAAGTCGTTCGTTTGCGTAATGTTCGTTAACCTCAACAGAAGATCGTGGAGGAAATTCCCACCATGAGCCAATTTCTACAACATGACAATCAAAAAAATTATCATTTTCTATAAATTCTTTAGCTCCTTCTCTTGCTTCTTCTATTGTGCTAAAAACTGCACGAACTTTAAGAGCGTTGGATTTTTCAGTTTCTCCTTTTAATAAATAAGGACCAACGACAGATATGACAGCATACATTTGATTCTTTGGTCTCCATTCAACATCATCGGCCTTTAGTTCGATTTTGTCGGTATCTACTAGATTTATTTGCGGTGGGTCTCCCCCCGCTGGTAAAGAATCTTTTTGCAATTCATCAAAAGCTTGATTAACTGCCTCTTTTTCAATTTGTTGTTTTTCTTCTAGCGTGAATTCACTTGTATCCATTTTTACTTTATTTTAGATATTAAAGATTGCGAATTAAACCACGGCGTTTCGAAATTTTATTTTTATTTAGTATTTATAATAAAAATGATTGTTTCAGTTGAAGGCAATATGTCGTCAGGCAAAACAACAGTGTTAGAACAAAAACAATTAAAACCGTTTTCCGTTATTGAAAATATAAAAATGTGGGATCCATATTTAAAATTGTTTTATGAAAATCCTAAACGATACGGTTATCTTTTACAAACAGTAATTCTTCGATCACAAGAACAAATGTTAACAACTAAAAACAAGGAATACGGTTTGTTATTAACTGAAAGATCTCCAGGTGTTTCTTTCAAAGTATTTGTTGATTTGCAATATGAAGAAGGGAATTTGATTGATTTAGAATACGAAGCGTTAAAGCGTTGGTATGAAAATACATGGACCCCTGACATATATATTTATTTGAGAACAGACCCCGATGTTTGTTTCGAAAGGTGGAAAAAAAGAAATAGAAAAAGTGAAGAATCTATGAATTTAGATTATTTAAAAAAATTACATCAAAAATATGAAGACATTTTTAATCACGGTCTTGAAAACAAAGTATATATAATAGACGGAAATAAGGACATCAATACTATAGAAAAGGAAATTAATCACATTATTGACCAGTACAAATGAAAGTAATTTAATACTCAAGAATTATAGTTAAATGTTTGATTATTTATAAATAAAACTTTAAAATTTATTTTTTTGATTATTTGATGCTTCTTTTAATAACACCTGTTTGTTTTTGTTAAAACTTTCTGTTTTACATATTTTTATTTTGTCACAAACGTGATCTTCAGGTAAACGATGCTTTAGACAAAATTTTGATTTACAATATACACAATCACCAACAATAGGAGCATACCTTTTATTACAATTTAAGTTTTTGCACCTAGTTTTTGTCATTCTTACGTATATTATTATATTTTATTTTATTAAAATGCAGAGAAACGTTCAAACTATACTTCCAGAATTTTTCAAACAAAAAGAAACCCAGGATAAATATTTATGTATTCCATTAAAGCCAGAGAGTTTGTCTTCAAATAAATTTATAGGATATATTTTTGACGAAGAAAGAAAACAAATGCAAAAATGTGTGTTTTATGTTTACTATTTGGATAAAACCCATAAAACAAAAAAAACGAGAAGGGGAAAGCGCGGAGGGAAACAAACTAAAAAGGAGTAGAGCCGCTTTTCAATCGATTTAAACATGCTTCGTTATCATCAGGAGTTTTATCTAACACTAATTTTTTACTATTTTGATCATAGAAATATTGACCGCCACATCCATTCTGTGGACGCAAACACTCGTCCACATCCTCTTTCGAGACATATGCAAGGCTGTGAGTACCTTCAGAAAAATCAGGATGATCTAGGGTAGTAGGTAAACATACAATATTACGTCCTATTGCTTTTCCTCTTTCTTCGAAGCGATCACTAGATTGATCAAGATTCAAAGATGGATATTTGTTATTTACTTTTTTTGTTAATGAACAAATAATAACAACGATAATGATTAACACAACGATTACAATTAATAGATTCATTCTTTATTTTAAACAATAAAATATATTTTTAACTTGGATTTATTTTTTCCATTTCATCTGCCCATGCTGTTTCACGTTTTAAAATAGCAACCTGGGCGTAAGATAAATTCGTGTTGTCTTTTTTAACTTGTTCATGTACTGGATTGTTTGTTACTGTCATAACTGCGGCGGCTTTTTGTACATTATTAGGGTGAGCAGAATATATACTTTGACCAATCTCGACAAATACATCGTTTAAAAGCTGAACTATATTGTAATCATTAGTAAACGGCATCATTCGATATTCGCATTCATTTGTTAAAGAAGAGAACATTTGTTCATAATAATATGCAATTTCATCAAAGTGTTTTCTCGTCAAAGAGTTTTCTTCTTTTCTTCCTCTCGATTTTGTCCGTTCAAAACAAATTTCATTTGGTATATTAATATTCACCCAAATAAACGTTGCCTCGGGGTACAATTGCTTAAATGTAGTTTCATTGTACCAACTGGTTAAAAGTTTATACATGTGTAATTCAAGTGGTGTGATATTTCCTTCAGCTTCTAATTTCTTCATAAATACTAAACGGTCAGCCATCATGCTTCGTTCCATTATAACAAATGTAGTTTGAGCCGAAGAATCAAGAATCATTGAACTCATGTCACACATATTTTTCCAACGTGCCAAGTATAACATGTTTTGAAAAAGAGCAGACCATCGTTTCGGATTTTCATATTGTAATTGTAATAGCGCTTTTGTAGTATTATCACTATTCTCGAACTTATAGTCAAAAATATTTATTGGTTCAAACAAAAACAATACATTTGGAATCTGATTTCTGGTGATCCAGTCTCTAAAGGTGTTCAAAAAAAACGTTTTACCTGCTCCGATATTCCCCTCAACCATATAAAAAAATATATTTTTTGTCATCTTTTGTTTATTTACTGTAATTAATTTGTTTTTGCTATTCTAAACGGGGCCAGTAGTTAAATTTTGAGTGTCTTTAAATTTTATAATCTGAATAAAACGATTTTTTAAAATGTTACAAACTACATCAAGCATAAACAGAAAAAATGCCCCTATACCAATAAATACAATAGCATTAGCAATTGTTTCGTTATTGTAATCGTTAATGTTGTTTCCCTGGTAACCCATTATTTTATGAATTAAAGTAGGAGACGGTTTTTTTTCTACTTCTACTTTTTCTACTTCTACTTTTTCTACTTCTTCTACTTGTTGCACTTTTTGCACTTTTTGATAA